GCTTTGTCCGCTCGGCACTAACTGCTCGTTTCATGGCACAATGGGCATTGCCTTGTCGGAGACGACATGGCCCTCGCTAGTTCTTTCGTACTAATTGATGAAACGTCTTTTCCTTTCCCTTCTACTGCTTTGCCCCTTACAGGCTCAGGCAGCTCTTGAATGTGGCTACGCATCGCATTATGGCGTGGGGGATTTTTACCATGGCAAGCGAACCGCCAGCGGCTCCACGTTCGATGCCTATTCCCTTACTGCTGCCCATCCTTGGCTTCCATTCGGCACGCGACTGCGTGTGAAGAACCGTAACAATGGAAAGTCAGTGACAGTGACAGTCGTTGATCGCGGCCCATACTACGGAGGCCGAATCTTGGACCTGTCCTACGGCAGCTTTGCTCGCATCGCTTCCCCTTCTCAAGGCGAAGCTTCCATCTGCATCTCGAGACTATGAAAGACGCAGCTTCTTTCCTGCTGGTAAGCCTGGTCATTGGACTAGGCGCATTTGCCATTGTCGCCTCCCCTAACGTAATGGCCAATAAGGAGGGCCTTGACAAATGCCTGCAGCTCCATCCCGAACGCTACTGTCGCATTGCCAACGGTTTCCCCGTGGCAAAGCTTGACAGCCAAGCCAAATAGGTCTAGAGTCCCCTCGGTCGATGGGAAAGGAGCTTCGCAAGAGGCTCCTCCTTTTCTTCCACTTCCATACCCCCTGGCGACAGGCTCCTCATGGACAAAACCTCCCGCATTAAACAGTTCATTTTCAATGCTGGTCACAGCATTGTTTCCGTGGAATTCATCAAGGCTGATGGTTCCGTGCGTAAGCTTCAGTTCAATCCTTGGGACACCAAGGAAATTAAGGGCACGGGCACAGCAGTAAAGAAGCCCAATATTGTCCGCTGTCGTGATTTCTCCATTGCTCGCAAAGAAGGAGAAGGTGCTTGGCGTTCGTTTGATTGTGAGCGCGTGGTGAGCATCAAAGCCAACGGTCAAATCCTCGTTTTCTGAACCATGCCTCTCACTCGCACGCAACAAGCCATTGCCAAAATGGTTTCTGACAATGCCCGCCACAAATGGAAAGATTACAGCGCCGATGATCGTTCTTCTGCTCGCAGCTTTATTCTTTCCCGCGCTAATAAGCCCGCTTATAAAAGCAAGAAAGACTTGCTAATTACGCTTGCAAATGCTTTGCAAGATGACATCTGGAAAGTGCTTTAATGGCGCTTAAAGACAACAGGCGAGAACTATTTGCGCTCGTTAAAAAACATGGCTTTGTTTTACATCGACAAACAAAGCATTTCATCTTTAAACATTCTTCTGGCAAAATCTTAGTGTGCAGCAAAAGCACAGATGATCGGCGCAGCTTGAAGAATGTAGAGCGCGACATTAAACGCTTGTTGTCTTAATTTTTGTTCATTTCTTTTCTTCAAAACCAATGCTCTCCCTCCTCCTCGCAACTGCCCTGCCCGAATTGCCTCCCGTGCAACAGCAAGCTCCTTCCAAAGAAGAAGCACTTCTTGAGCGCATCATGAAAGAAGGTCAAACTGCCACTGAGCGTAAGTTCGGTGATTGCCACTACGCTTGGGGCTCTTGGAAGCTTTCTTCCGATGGCGTGAGGACTACCACTCGTCAATGCAAAGACGAAAGCGCTCAAACGCCTGTGCCCATTGCCGTGAGCTGCCCTCTGCTCAAAGTGAACGTGCTTCAAGACAAGCAATGGCAGGGCTGGCGCAGTCCCGTGGCAAAAGGCGCCAAGCCAGGCGAAGCCAACATGGTTGCCGCCCTCTGCGCTAACGTCACCAACTGAGCTTTGTAACGAAAAGCTACAGGCCCCGGAAACGGGGCCTTTTTCTTGTATTGTTCCTAAGTCTTCAGCAGCGATGCTCTTCGTGGCAACCATCCCCACCATCCACCTTAATGGCACCGGCTACACCACACTGCGTGATGAATATGCTGCTGCCTACGATGCTATTGGCAAGGCAGTGGATGCACTGGTGACAGCCACCTGCAATGGAAGAGATTTCTATCCGCAAGGCGCTGATGCTTATTACAAGGCTCGCGATGAAAAAGCAGAAGCCTTTGAAAAGCTACGCGAAGCCCAGCATTATGTTGGCGAAGTGTTGATGGGCATTTGCGACCAAATGCCCTGAAGCCAGAACTGGGCTAGGCTTCACGAGGCCTAGCCCTCACAGCGTGTTCCATCGCTGGTAACGCCCACAAAGAAATTGTTGGGAACATTCATTTTATCATGCCCTTTCCCATTGGAACCCTTGTTGATCTCTACGATTCAGGCTTCCGACAATGGAGAGGCGAATACACCGTCGTGAAAATCACAGAAACTGGCCTGCATAAAATCAAAAACACCAAAACCAATAGCCAGCAGTTCGTGAAGGAAACTGTTTTGCGCATGGGCCGGCTCCGGCCATTTCGCATTGAGAGTTTTCATGACGGTTTGTAACAGGCCTCGGTAGAGGCCCCGTCATGCTTTATTGTTCTTCTCATAGGCGGCGACGCCTCCCTTTGCTTTCCTTCCATGGTCTCCTATTCCATCCTCTGCACCAACTCCCGCAATGGCGGCCAGTGCGAGCTTCTCATTGATGCAGCTTCTCCTGAGCAGGCTCAGCAGCACGTTGCAGATTCTCGTCCCTCCTACATCATCAAGACCATTGAGCCTGTAGAGCGCAAGTTCGTCTGTTATGGCTTCTGCCGTAGAAATCAGCGTAATGACGCTCTTTCATACATCACTTTTTCTGCCGAGCAAGCACGTTCCATCTGCCAACAGCTCCATCCTGATTTTGCCATTGATCGCATTGAGCTTGTGTAAAGCATTATTACAGCAGGGCCGGCAACGGTCCCTTCCAGACTATTGTTCTTTCATGAGGCGCGAGCCTCTCCTCTCCTCTAAAAATCATGATCCTCAACGAAACCCAAGCAAAAGCTTTACAATTGGTTGCCAATGCAGAACTGCGCACACCAGAGCAAATGCTTTCTCTTCTTTTAGCAGAAGGCATTCGTTTCTATTTTTGTGATTACGAAAGCCCCTTTAATCACACGCAGCTTGATGCAGACGCAGTGGAAGCAGTGCTTCGTGCTGATGCGATGCGTTGTGCCCAAGGTTGATCTCATGTGCTCTTATCTTGAAAAGCTTGAAGCTGACCGCCAAGCGCAGCATAGTGGTTATGGCGTACAGCAATATCTCTGCGCTGATGGTTCACAAAAGTGGGAAGCATATGGTTGGGAGCGCACTACAGAACTTTCCATCCATACCACTTCTTATGGTCTCTTCAGCCATAAGTGGGAAGCTGAACAGTATTTGAACAATTGCATTTACGGCTGATTATGAATAATTCTCAGAAAGCACTTTCTATTAATCAGCGCAACGTCTACTTGCATTATTTAGCCCACAAGAAAAAGCATGGCGATATGCCATGCAAGGCTCCAAAATGTCCGTTGCAAGGAAATAGGCTTGTTGAGCACATAAAGGCAATGGAAAAACTAGAAGAACGAGGATTCTTTCGCATCGTTCGTCATTCTGACGACTATCTTTCTTGGACCATCATTGACAACCACCAATGATTACTACCATCCGCACTTACCAAGACAACGGCCCGTATTTCTCCGCTACAAGAGGCAGCTATCAAGCTGCCTCGCTCCAGCAGCTTGTTTTCCACGTTAGACAAGCAATGGAAGATCGTGAGGACACCATTGGCATTTATGCGCCTGATGGCTCCTGCAGAGGCATCTGGCAGCGTGAGCTAGAGGGGTATGTAGACAGCGCTGGTGATGCCATCGTGGATCATGAGGGCTATGAGCTGCTTCGCCCTTCCACCAGGGAGCAATGGATGTGGAAGCGCCTCCAAGAGCAACTGGCCTGAGTGTTAAGCATTATTACATGCCCCGGAAACGGGGCCTTTTGGTTGTATTGTTAGCAAGTCAATGGGGCGCGAGCCTCTCCTCATTCAAAACCATGGAATTCACTGTTAACACTGGCGGCCTGCTCATCAAGCACGATGAAGAGCAGCTCATCTCTCTGATTGCCAGGTTCATCAATGAAGGCAAGCCTGGCTGCGGCTTCTTCGTAGTAGGCGTTGCCTGCATCGCCAAGCATGAAGACGGCCAGATGATGATGGGTCGCAAGATGGAAACTCTTAGCCGTCTCTTCAATAAGACGAGCGATGATATTATGTACACCGTAAAATGCTGGGCTTCTGAAGCCGCTTGATTCAGCAAAAGGGGCGCCTAAAGCGCCCCGTTCCTTCCCTGAAGCCATGATCCTTATTGATTTCTTTGATGCTGAATGCTGCAAAGGCACTGAGTTAACAGAAGGCTGGTATTGGTATGACGATAACGATGAAAATGGCGTTGGAGGCCCGTATGAAAGCGAAGAAGCTGCCATCAAGGCAGCTTTTGATGAACACTGTTGGTAATCTTTAACAATGAAAATCCTTGTTGCCTGCGAATACTCTGGCACCGTGCGTGATGCCTTCATCGCTCGTGGTCATGACGCAATTAGCTGCGATTTACTTCCCACTGATCGCCCGGGGCCACATTATCAAGGCGATGTGCGAGATATTCTTGATAATGGTTTTGATTTAATGGTGGCGCATCCACCATGCACCCATTTGGCGGTTAGTGGAGCACGATGGTTTAAAGACAAACAAAAAGAACAAGCAGAATCCCTTGATTTTGTGCGCCTTTTATTAGAAGCTCCCATTAAACACGTTGCTCTAGAAAATCCAATTAGCATCATCTCCTCGCGCATTCGCAAGCCAAGCCAAATTATTCAACCATGGCAGTTTGGTCACCCAGAGTCAAAAGCAACATGCTTATGGCTAAAGAACCTGCCTTTGCTCGTGCCCACAAACGTTTTGCAAAAGCCTGCAACTGGTCACTGGCAAAACCAAACACCTAGCGGACAAAATAAGCTTGGGCCTAGCGAAGATCGCTGGAAAATTAGAAGCGCCACTTATCAAGGCATTGCAGAAGCAATGGTAGATCAATGGGGATGAAAAGCAAGGTCCGGCTGAAGACCTATCCAAGGTCCGGCTGGACGCCTATCTGGAAAAATTGGAACCGGCCAGGGGCGTATCTAGGGTCCGGCTAGGGGCCTATCTGGGATTTTTTTGATTTTGTTCCGAATTCGTATCATCGCTCGATCATGATACGAATTCATATCAAGGAATGATCATGATACGCATCCGTATCAGCGCGTGATCCTCATCCGCATTCGTATCGGCAGGTGATCATGATCCGTATTCGTATCAGGACTGCCGCTTGTGAAACATAAGCCAAGCTTATGCAGCAGATAAGCTAGGGTTATGTTTCGTTTTGTTACAAAAGCTTGCATACGGAATCGCGATATCACGATGCCGTTATGTCGCGATGATGTAATGGCAATTATCACGCTTGCGTTATTTGCATTATTACGCTTGCGTTGTTTGTGATTTTGCATTATCACGATGGCGTTATGAGATGCTGCGATTTGCTGATTGTTTCGGAATGTTGCAGCGGACGCCATAAGCGGCCGCGCCATGGTACGCGCCGGAATATTGCGGAATATTGCAAGGGTTGACCAATGGGCAGCCCTGGTGATATTTGCGCGCGCGCTCGCCTGCGCGTTTCCTTTCTTATTTGCTCGCATGTTTGGCCTTTTGCCCGAGCCCGTACCATGCCCGACGCTGCAGCGTCAAGGCAACGCCTCACAATGGTGGCCACCCTGGCAAGTGACCCTATTCGCGCAACGTTGACGGAATTTCAGCCGCTTGTGCCGTATTGTTGTTTCAACGGCAAGCGAGGCGACTTGCAGCCGCATCCCTCTCAACTCTCAAGCTATGCAAGCCCTTTCTCTTACTGCCAAGCTTTCTGCACTGTTTGGCGGTTCCCTGTTCGCGCTGTTTGTCGGAACTCTCGTTATTGAGGATCAGCGTCATTTTGTTTCCTGCCGTATTAATGGCACAAGTGTTGACGCTTGCCTATTGCAAATCAGCGGCCGCTAATTCTTTTAAGCATTCTGCAAACATTCCTGCAAACAAACAATGGTAAGCACGTTTGAGGCCTTTATTTCAAGTGCTCAGAAAGTTTCAAGCCTGCAAACTGGCGATGCTTTTTATATCTATCCCGACAAATGGCAGCAGCCTTTCCCGATTCCCGCAACGCTAGACGATGCTTACGGTGATGGCTATTTAGTCATTGAACTACATTCTGATCTGTATTATTTACAGCTTGAAAATCAGCTTTACACTGATTCCAACTTGCTCAAATTAGAGGCGATTTTATTTAATTGGGGCATTTCTGAGGGCTACATTTGGCAATAACAAACAGATCAAACATTCTGCAAACATTCTGCAAACATTCTCACAAAAAAACATCATGCCTGCCATCATTAACAGCCGCGCCAAAATGCCTGCGGATCTTTCTTCAATGGGCAAACAGTATAAAATCTCTTACCGTGATTTGCTTAGCACCAATCCCAAAACTGAGAAAAGTAAAGTGCAAACATACATTCTACATCTTGCGCCAGATAATACTTCCGGCGTGAATGTTTGCCCCGGCGCTGGCAATTGTCGCAAAATCTGTCTACATTTTGCAGGCAATCCCGTGTATATGACAAACAAACAGGCCGCCAGAATCCGCCGAACTTTAGCCTATGCTGCCGATCATCAGAGATTTGCACGGCTGATTGTTTGCGCGATTCTCGGCAAGCTTGCCAAACATCCCGGCGAATCCATTGCAATCCGTCTTAACGGAACGTCCGACATAGCTTGGGAGAATGTAGATTTTACAATTGACGTAGAGTTTGCTACATTCTGCCGCCGTAAGTTCGGCCAAGACTTGCCAATCGGCAAGCGCAACATTTTCGAAGTGTTTAACTACATTTCAAACAATGGCGGCCCAAAAGTGCAGTTCTATGATTATACCAAAATCCGCCGTAACTGGGCAGAATGCCAGCGCCTTGGCTATCACCTTACTTTCAGCTTTGACGGTTGGGACAATGATGCAAACATCAAACTATGTCGTCAGGCACTGCGCCACAATATCAACGTAGCGGCAGCATTCAACATCAAAAAGCGTGACGTGCTTCCCTTGTATGTTTCAGCATCGCGCTTTGATTCCGCATGGTATGGCCGAGTGTTCAATGTTATTGACGGCGACCTCACAGACTTCCGGCCAGACGATGGCTATACCGGCAGCATCATAGGCTTGCGCTTCAAACTGCCCCATGGCGTTAAATACTCTGAACAGGATAAAGAGGCTTTTTGTCTCGACTAACAATCAGGCCCGCAATTGCTGGCCTTTCTTCCTGCATCCTCTCGCAATCCATCTAATGAACACCGCACGCGCCACAAAAGCACAACTAATCGAACTGCTCGATACGCTCACCATTGAAAAGGAAAGTGCTCTTAGCCTCGCCAATCAAAAGCAGCAACAGCTTACAGTTGCGCTAATGATGGCAGCCATAGCTTCCCTTTTTGCCTTGCTGTTCTGAGCACTCTCCTAAGCATTCTCTCGCCTTTCTAAACTATGTTCACCCTCACCGATTGCGATGAATACGGTTACACATACGTGGTGGAATCCTTCCCCGATGTTGATAGCGCCCGTGAAGCCCTTAACTTCCTACAATTCTGCCAAGACAATATCTACAGTTACCGCCGCGAACTAGCCATCTCAGAACTGACAGATCAGCTCGCAAACTATCAACAATCCTGAGAGGCTCCCACAAGCGCCCGCAAGCGCCCAACAATCAAACCAGCCACAAGGCCCCACCAGGGGCCTTTTTAATGCCTGCAAAGCCCATAGGATGGGGCACTGGTGAAGCTGCCAGGATCGGCACAGACTGAAGGATTGGAGAATGTAGGGAATATTCTGACAGTTGCAGTGCAAATATCATCCCCAATTCTCAATAACGCGCCTTATTGAGAACGCTCTCATTATGTAAAGTATCGTGAAACTGTATCCGTTGCTACAGCGCAGTAGAAAGGCCGCCAGCGATTTTGAGGCTGCGGTATATGCTCCATAATGTGGCGCCATTTTTCATCCAGAAAATCGCTCTAGTATTTATACCTAGTCTAAAATTCAAGGCTATTGACGATGGCCTCTCCCACGGCTTTTGTTACTAGTTTTAGTTCTTCGTGAGTGGCGTTACTTTTAATTGTATTAGCACGATGGCTGATTATCCAAACGTTTCCTTTAACGTAGCCACGTTCTGGGTCAATGCGATCTAGGGAGGGGCTGTTAGGAAGTGCTCCAACGGATTCAGAGCGTTGAGCAGACCAGTCCAAGGGCACGCCAAGAACAGGACAACGCAAGGCAATTTGAGCGTTTTCTCCTATCATTGAGCGAACATAGTCAAGATCAATATCAAAGGGTAGGTTCTTTTTTTTTGCCCTCGCTCTAGCGTCTGAAAACATGGTCCTTGTTTTTCTTGAAACCGAATTAGCCTTTTCGTAAGCTTTTAGTTTTTCACGCCCGCCATTTGCTAGCCACAAAGCCTGGGAACGGGAGTGACAATGCTTGCAAACACTGCTCAATCCATCGCGCTTTGTTTTGTTTTTGTAAAACATTTCTACTGGCAACACTTGCTTGCATGTAGGACACTGTTTTTCCAGGAGAGGCATGATGAGCTTATTGCTAGCGAAATATTAACGAGCAAAAAGCTAGTTTTACTATGCCGAAGGCAAGTCGAAGACGCCGCCTGAGGCATCTCTAAAGATCTCAAGCAATTTTCTAGACCAATGGAGACGCCCTAAGGGCGTCGAAATGACGCACCTATCAAAAACAAGAACAAGACAATTCGCGCATTTCTCTTTTCCATTGCTCTTAATGCCAGAAAGCGGCCCTTAAGGGGGCCGCTGCTCAGGAGATAAAGATAGAAATCAATGATTTTTCGCTTTTCCGCAGCGACGCATAGTATGCGCAATCCATTACATGGGACCTGGATCAGCCCTAGGTGTTTCGCCGCTTGTCTGGAACGTTCCGCCCTTTTGGGGGCTCCACTTCATGAGAGTTAAGCGGCTTGTCTAGCCTTTTAGCTAGTAGACGTTCCGACGCTTGGGGCGTCTCCACTTGCCAGGGTGTACTGGCTTGAGGAACGTCGTCTAGACCAGCGGTGCTGCTCTTGCTTGCACTAGGCAGCAGCTCCGCTTAGCTATCGTATCTCGCACTGTGGCTCAAATGTGGCATTTTGGGTATCGTGGTGATACAAAAGCTAGAAATTCTTCCGTTTTTCTTAAGGATTCAATGGCAAGGCGTGTTGAAAGCTGTATTTTGTATTAAAAACTACTTGCGCAGTTTTTGATAACGACTAGCGTTAAGTGATCTTCGCTAAAGCATTATGTGGGGCCTGCCTGATCGTCAACCATTTAATATTGGCCCGTATAAATTGTGGCCGTGCTTTAGCAAGCCAGAATTTCAATGGTTTGCTGCCATTAATGGTCAGCCACATTATTTCCGCACCACTAATGAAGCCAAGTTGTTTGTGAAGGACTTATTGGCAATGGACGATCCCGAAGGGCTTTGCGATTAAAGCTTTCCTTTCTCTTTCCCATGGTCTTCTTGCGCTAGCCTGCCTTGGTTGATTCTCGGCCCGCGATGCGGGCCTTTGTCGTCTTATGAAGCTGAAGGAAAAGGCAAAATGTGAGCCGATTGCCCGCACGGGGCGCGTCCAAGATTGGCTGGATGATCCAGAAAGCAGGCTTGCCGTTAGCTGCACTACGTTCGTTGTAGACGATTCAATGGAAGGGCCAGAAGGCATTGAAGCCTCGTGGCGCTTCGTGAGCCATGCTCTTCGTAACGCCGCTGGCGCCGCAGTGCATCTTTCTGAACTGCGCCCCAAGGGCGAAGATAATGGCAAGGGGCTAATTGCTAGCGGACCAGTAAGTTTTGCAAAGATTTATAGCAAGCTCAACGAAATTCTTCGTCGCGGCGGAAAGTTTCGCAATGGCGCCGTCACGCTACACCTTGACTACACGCATCCTGATGCCATTGAATTTGTTTCCACTTCCAGGAGTGAGCTTCCCTGGGCGAAGCGTTGTTTGAACATTGATAATAATTTCCTTTCTGCATCGTCTCCTGAACTGATCAATGCCTGTCTTCGTGCCATCTCTTCTGGCGATCTCTGGCTCAACAAAATTCGCCACGACAGCAATGGAAAGCGGCTACGGCCGAATGTCTGCCTTGAAGTATATCTTCCGCATCGTGGTACTTGCCTTCTTCAGCACGTTAATTTGGGCGCATGCACGCTGGATAGCGTTGCGGGAGCTTTTGCGGAAGGAATGAGGCAGCTTTGCGAGCTTCATCCCAATACTGGAGTGGGCGACACTGGTGAATATCTTTCCCCTTCCATTGATAAGCAAGTGGGCCTCGGCATTCTTGGTCTTGCCAATTTTCTTTCCATCCATGGAATTAGCTACAAAGAATTTGGCGAGGCTCTTGATGCCTTCTTGATGGAAGATCCCCATCCTTGGGCGCACCATTGGAAAGATACCGTGGCCGGAAAAGCCGTCCACGCTTTGTACCAAGGGATTGACGCTGCTGCCGACATTGCTCGCGAGCATGGCATGGAGCGCGCGTTCTGCATTGCGCCTACTGCTTCCTGCTCTTATCGCTACTTAGACACTCGTGGCTTTACGGCGGCCCCGGAAATCGCTCCTCCCATTGATCGGCTTGTTGATCGGGATAGCGAGACTATGGGCGTAGAGCGTTTTGAATATGGGCCAGTGGAGATCGCTGAGGAAGTCGGCTGGGAAGCTTTCCGCAAAGTTGCTGATGGCATTTGCGAACTTTTCCACCGCACTGGTTTGTTCCATGGTTATTCAATGAATTGGTGGTCTGATCTTGTTTCTTGTGATGAAAGTTTCATTCAAGAGTGGCTTGATAGTCCGCAAACTTCTGTTTACTATGCGCTTCAAGTGCAAGCTGGTACGCAAGCTAAAGACGATGTTGGAGTAGAATTGGGGGAGAGCTTGAGCAGCTTCTTCTCCCTTGAGGAGAGCGAAAGTTGCTCACTGGATGGGGGCTTCTGTAGTTCTTGCGCTGAGTAGTCCCGATTGATTAACGGGCAGCTTTTGCTGCCCTTTGTTGTCTCTTTTCACCATCGTTTGTAATCAAAATGGCAGTTCAAGATTATTTTTCGGCAGTTGCTCGCAAGCGTCCTTGGCAGGCAGTGCCTGTCACTAAGGGCGAGTTTGTCAATGGATCGGAAGAGACTATTTTCCGCGCATTGGCCATCCGTCATCTTGAGCTTCCCGTTAAGGACATGTTGCTACAGGGGCTTGAGCGTGAGCTTCCTGATTCTCCTGGCCTTGTTGAAAGCATCTATAGCAACATCAAGGATGAGGAGCGTCATGATGAGGCCTTAAATTATGTTGCTGCTGCTCATGGTGTGGACGAGAAGGCAGAGAAAGAAGCTTTCAAGATTCGCCAGGCATGGGCTGAGCATCCTGCCCATCCCATTGCAAAAGTGGCCGTGCTTGAGCGGAGCTTGTTCTTTACTATTCTTCCTTTCTTTCGTTTTAATGGAGACAAGGGACTGCGTACGGTTGCAACAGACATTTCTCGCGATGAGATTTGCCACGCCTTTTGCCACACCAAAATCTGCGAAGAAGCTGGCGAGAAGTATGGCGAAAGCCTGAACAAGCTGCGCAAGATGACGGCGCTTTGGATTTATGACAAGCTTGGGGCATCATCTAACAAATATCTTGACAAGGATTTCTGGCTGCGTCAAAGTGATGCGTTGTTTGTCAATGGCAGGGCTCCTGAACTTAATGAAACCAGGGCTAGTACGGTTCCAGCTTTCTTTGAAACAAATGCGCTAAACTTGCCGTCCTATGGCAAAGCTTGACGCTATATTGACAAAGTCCCCGCTCTGCATTAGCATCGGGCTGATAGAGCTTAAGCCTCTGAAGCGATTAGCGCTTGTTAATCGCTTCACGCTTAAGCCATCACTTCCCTCCATTACTCTGTCAGTGGAGAGCAGCGCACGGACTGGAAATTTCTGGTCGCCGCGTTTGCGTGATTCGCCCCCAAGCTTAGCTCTCAGGCGGAAACCATTTTCGGGACGTCACGAAATTGGTTTCTAGAGATGATGCTCAAACAGGGGGCTTCTGGCCCTGAAGTGTTGGCACACGTTAGGCAAATAGCCTAGAATTCCGTGGTTCGATTCCCGGCAGCGCCTTTCATGATCCGCTATCGCATTGTTCGACGGGGCTCTTTTTTGAATTTAGGCGTGCCAATTTTCGACGTGGAAGAGCGTTGTTGGTGGTGGTGGGAGCCGCGTGGGATCTGCGAGTCTTTAGCTGAAGCGGAACTTCGCGTGGCTGAGCTAAAAATGACAAAGCCGATCAAGCGGCAAGTGGTTAAGGAATACAGCCAATGATCAACTGTTGGCTCACGTCAGACAATCACTTTTGCCACGATAAGGCCTATACGTTTGTACGGCCTGATGGTGAAAAGCTGCGTCCATTCAAGGACGCAGCAGAAGGCGATGCGTTCATGGTGGAGCAATGGAACAATCGCGTTAAACCTAAAGATCGCATTTATGTGCTTGGTGACGTGGCAATTGCCCGTCGCGGCTTAAAGATCCTGGAGCAGCTCAATGGAAGGAAAGTATTAGTGCGTGGCAATCACGATATTTTCAAACTTCAAGATTATGCACAATATTTTGATGACATTCGCGGATGTTTCTATCATCATGAATTCATGATGAGCCACATCCCTCTCCATCCAGAATTGTTTGAGCAACGATTTAAAGGAAATATTCATGGTCATTTGCATTGTCATAACGTAAGGAATGCTGATGGAAGCCTGGATAAGCGCTATCTTAATTGTTGTGTAGAACAACACAACTTCGCGCCCATTCATTGGGACGAGGCGATGCTTTATTTCTCCTCCAATGACCGAGCGCAGAACGTTCAACACGCCACTGCGTGAACCGCTTAATCCCATCATCTACCAATCTTTGCGAGCCATTGATTGGCACAATGCTCAATATTTTCTTTCCATGGATCCGTGGCATTTAGAAAAAGCTGCCATCATTAGGCAATATGTGATAGAGCTAAAGGCTTGGATTTATGAGCAGGAAGAATGCATGGAGAATCTGGGCGAAGGCTTTAGGTGAGAAGGCGAGTAAGCACGATCACGAAGCAGACAAAGTGGCGCTCATTCGCACGTTCATCTTCGCATCGTATTTAATTACCAACATTGCCATTGTTGCTAATGCAATTAGGCATTGGGAAAAAGAAAGGCCCGCCGAAGCGGGCCGATACATTCAGAACCAATAGCAGGTCAGAACCAATGAG